CCGCTGGTGCCGCTGGTGCCGCTGGTGCCGCTGGTGCCGCTGGTGCCGCTGGTGCCGCTGGTGCCGCTGGTGCCGCTGGTGCCGCTGACAAGGTTACATTTTGAGTGAGTGACTCGACACTTACACCTGTAACAGATACAGGTGGAATTGTTACACTGTTTAATAGGTTTTCCCAACCAGTCAGTCGAAAAGTTGGAAAAGTGACCCCATCGATCAAATTTTGTGTTCCAGTGAGATCCATTACTATTTATTAGGAAATAATAATAACGTCTTCTGTGACTGCATCATTCTGAATGGCTGTTGTTAATGGAGCATTCTGAATGTTTGTCGCGAGTTGAGTTGCAGCAACTGCAACCTGTTCCGTAAACGTTTGTTTATCAGCTGCAGGGAAATTCGTCCACCCATCTGTAAGTTTTGCACCGACTGCATTCATGATTGTGTTTACGACGTTCGTCTGCCAAATCTGTTTGAGGTCGTCTGGAAATCCCCTGAACTCTGCCAGGTCCATGATGCTGAGCGGGCTGGATGCGGTGTACAGCTCACGAATAACGAAAATCTTGATGAACATCACTATGACGAGGATCCAGAGGGCGATACGTTCGTAGTCGACGTGCATTATATATAACTCACGAAAAAAGTGCGCGAGTCTTGCACAAAAAATAAACCTGCTAACATCAATGGATTCGACGGCTATCCTCGTCGAGGCTGAACGCAAGTTTATGATCAAGCTGTGCAACGCCATGACTCCAGTGATGATTGATGCATTTTACGAAATGTACAAAAAGGCGATCGAGGTGTCCAAGGGTCGCCAGACGCTCATTCACTACCAGACCCTGCTCCAGGAGGTGCCTCATTGGAACAACACCATCGTGAAGCAGCACGCGGACGCCATCATCAAATCCTGCTCAATGTTTCCCAACCTGCTCGCCGCTGTGTTTGTCATTTCAGTCAAGATCATGTCGGCAGTGCGCATTTCATCAGACTCCAAGAAGATTAACATCAAGCTGCCATCCAACGACGTGTTTGTCCACTCGTGCTACATCGCTGCGGCCAAGAGCCTGTACGAGGATCCGTACGTCGTCGTGGACAAAATGTCCGACCAGGATCGTCGCATAAAGATGGCGGCTCGTTTCAACGAACTGATCAAGGAGGTGGTTGATGATTTTATTCCGGTACAACAAATCCTCGATACGTACATACCCAACTTCACTGGTGACCTCGACATGGGTGGTGCCAATGAGGACCCCACTGACCCCGCTGACCCAGAGATGACCGGTGAGGAAGAAGAGTCGACACCCGTTGCAACGCCGTTGCCCGATGGTGCAGAGGCTGGGACGCCCGCAGCACCGGAGGCTGGGACGCCTGCGCCAGAGGCTGGGACTCCGGTGATGCCAGAAGACGGAGCACCGGAAGCTGGAACGCCAGCACCAGAGGGTCTTACGAAGCAGGTTCCAGTCAAGGTTCACCACGAGACGTTGTTCGATGACGCACCGGACAAGTAAAAATCTCAATCAATATTAGATGGCTGATCACTATTTCCGTGAGCCTATGAGCGCTGCTCTGATTGCAGCCGCAGCGACGATTGCTTACATTCACATTCGCGCATCGCTGAACAACGAAAAAGTTCTCGCCAACTCGGCGTACTTCAAGCCGGCGTTTCTCGTCGGTTTGCTCGTGTACATCATCGTCCACCAGGGGAACGGACACCAAGAGACGATTTCAACAACTCCGTTCCGAGCTTAAAGTAGTCAATACATGATTTGTCAATGGCGACCACCACCAACGCTTTCAACGACATGATGCAGCAGTTTCTTGACGAGCTTGTTCTCACGTTTCCCACTGAGAAGAAGCTGGTAAAGTACCAGAACACGTTTGTACTTTTGCGTAAGGCGAATCAGAAGAAGCCTATGAAGGAGTTTATGGAGACCGTAGGTCCCTTTGCGAACCACCTGATGCAGAAGGATGAGGAGTTTTTCCAGACGCACGCGTCAGAGGTGCCATTTCTGAACGACTTGGATATTCCTCGTCTGTGGAACTCCGATTTGTCCGAGACGACGAAGGGTGCCATCTGGCAGTACCTCCAGACGCTGTACATTCTGGGTACGACCATCACCGCTCTTCCAGCAGAGACGCTGAACATGATCGAGTCTGTGGCACAGAAGTGTGCCAGCCAGCTCCAGGATACGGCAACCGCCCCCGACGGTACCATCGACGAGGCGGCTCTGATGAACAGTATGAATGGTCTGATGTCCTCCCTGCTCAAGGGTGGCAAGGGTCCTTTGATTTAAAACAAAATCTCGGTACACACTAGAAGATGACGATTGATCTGCGCCAGCTCATTGCAAAAGATCAACTCCTCGATTTTTGGCCCACTGGTCGTCAGACGGCCGAGGAACGAGTGCTCGCAACGACTCGATTCATCATGTACGCCGTCGTGCTCACGTACCTTATTCGCCGCGATGCTCGCATCGTTGCTCTCGGTGCCCTTGTCATTGCTGCTCTTTATGTACTTTACGGAATGAACATGATTCCAGACGGTAAGCGTTCAGTGGTGACAGGTCCAAAGGTGATGAGCGGTCTGCGTATGCCGACGCGTGACAACCCCATGGCCAACTACCTGCTCGGTGACGACCCGAGCTACGCGCAGCAGGCTCCATGGTACCCGTCGATGAAGGAGGAGGTTCAGAACGAATGGAAATCGATTCACCCATTCGAGCGCAAACGTGACGCCGAGCGCAACTTCTACACGACGGCTGCGTCATCCTGGCCAAATGACCAGGCGGCATTCACGAACGCCGCATTCGGCAAGCCGTTCGCTCCCATGTGCCGCGATGACCCAGCATCATGCAATCCCGACGGTCCATATGCCCGCGGACCAGAGCGTGTCCAGATTCGTGGCGGCAACGGTCGGTAAAATAATCTCACCTACAAGTAATATGCCGAGCAGTGTGCTTCAGCCCGGACTCCTCATGGTTGAGGAGGGAATTTACTACGGTCCCAAAAACACCAACTACGAGGTTATGGTGATGACGGACGACGCCCTGCGTTCCCAGATGACGACCCGTAATAACAAGTACTACGCAGACAAGCCGTACGACTTCCCAGATCTGTATATCGTAAAGCCAGTGAACAAGTTCCTGACATGGGACCCGACGAGCACGTACGCAATGTACCAGTCGGAGTCCTACGCGAAGCGCTACCCCACGGACAAACAGTAAAAAAAATAGCATCTAAGTAATAGATGGACCCCTTCAGTCTTGCCGCCGTTGTCGGTCTGGTTTTTGCCGGAAAGAAACTCAGCGACGCCAAGGAGGATCAGGCAGAGCAGGCAGTGATGCCTTCGATGCCAGACCAGGTTTCAAAGTTTGACCTTATTCAGTACAAGTTTGCTCAGCAGGACCCACCCCTCGATCCATTGAATCTGGAGCCAAACACGGGTCGTGGGTTTTCAGGCGGGTTCCGTCTTCCACCGAAGGAGATTGTACCGAGTTTCGCAGACGTTACACCGTCCGGGGCTCGTTTCCCGTTCGGTCAGCCAGTGTATCAGACTGACGGAAGCCGTGAACCAGTCACGAACAAAATGAATAACGTAACACCAGCAGACAAGAAGTACGTCGGACGCGGTCTCGGTCTGTCACCGGACACACCAGCATCCGGTGGATTCCAGCAGTTTTTCCGCATTCTGCCCAACAACATGAACGAGGAACGTCTGACGACTCTGTCCGGTACGTGGGGTGGTCCAGCCAATCCTACCGTGAAAAACGGTGGGACGACTCTGGGCGCCATTTCCCACCCAGCCAAGCTATCCAAGACGACATCGAATTACCTGCCCATGCAGACGCGTGGTCAGGGTCAGGGTGGTGCCATCACGGCACCAGAGGGTCGCCCGGATTTCCAGAAAACGCGTCGGACGACGAATCGCCAGGAGACTGGTCTCCGCAAGGATGGTCTCGAATTGGGTCCAGGACAGTACATGGTTGCCGAGGCGTACGGTTCCGCATACGAGGATCCGATCCGTTGGTCGAAGAATCGCATCAACCCCGATCGTGCCGCCAACGGCGCGCGTATGAACGTGCGGGCCGACCCGGTGGGTGCAGTCGGTGCCAACACAAACACGCGTCTTGAGGCGGGTGCGCTCCCGGTCCGTCCGGCCGATGCAAGCCGCGGGTCTCGCTACTTGCCAAACCAGTACGACCGTCTGAATGTGTTCAAGGGTCAGAAGGATTTCCGCTCAACAGCAAACACACAGGGTCTGGGTCTGGCATCCAAAGTGCTCAATAACAACCCTTTTGCGCACACCTTTTCAGCCAAGGCTGAGACTGGGACTCCGCTCGTTCAGCCTGTAAATTAAATCCCAAGTCGCGAAGCGACTTGTTGTCACGGGCAGGCAGTACTTCCCGCTGTAAGCGGCAAGGAAATTTTAAGTTTGGTAAGACTAAAGATGCAAATCTGGAAGTGGCTCCTCATGCTCGGACTTTTGTTTTTGATTACATATGAACCTTCACGGGGTGGGGGAAAGCTGATGAATTTTTTTACGAGCGACTCAGTAGGAGGGAATGGATTCCCCGAAAGACCAACCATGTCGGGAGAGGCACAAAAGTATAGCGATTCCGGTGACGACGATCA